CGAATTGGTGCGCCCCGTATCGCCGGGGCCACGCGGAGAGTTGGGCTGCTATTGGTGATTCTCAAACCGCATATTGTCACTTCAGCCTTTGAAGCATTGAAATAGGCCATCTTTCCCAATGCTGCACAGATGCCCCTTTCGGGTTTGGCCTGCGCCTACTCGTTGCCCATTCGGGCGAATTGGTGCCCCGGCTCAACTACCGGGGCTTGAGGCGCTGTCCGTATATCTTGCCGGTGCGCCACATATATTCTGGTTGCGGGAGTCGGATTTGAACCGACGACCTTCGGATTATGACTCCGACGCTCTACCGCTGCGCTACCCCGCGAAACTTGTTGCCACCATTACATGGCGGAATTCATGACAGCCTCCATAAAGGAATTTACCAGCGCACCTGACCTGTCGGAAGGTTTGACTATATTTTACGTTATGTCAAGACATAAAACCAGATCGCGAAACCCGACGTCGCTTAAATTTCTGCGGCGACTTCGCAACCATCTTCGGGCCCTGCACAGCCTCTGGCGTCGCGGCGGCGACGACCTCGTCCGGGTTCGCGCGCGGGTCTTGTGCGACGCGCACATCCCCCTCGGTTGCATCTCGCTCTGGCAGCCCCAGCTTTGCGCAGCGCGCATTCAATTTAAGCCCTCGTGCAATCAACCCATGCAAGGCGGCATAGGCATAAACTCGAACATCTAATGCCTCATTCCTTTTGTGACCTTGCTTCAGTTGCCAAGCCCGCTGCGGAAAACTTTTGACGTATTTTGTGACGGTTTCCTCCGCCGTCAACTGCCGGAAATATTCATCATCGCGCGATTTCGGAAACCAGCAATACCCCGCGCCGGGCTCATTGACTTTCAGATAGCTGTAGGTCGTTTCCTTCGCGGCATCGACGCCGATAATAAAAATCGGGATACCGCTTTTCTTCGTCTTGGTATGGCGCGGCGGCCAAATCTTCTTGCCAGGCCCGCCCATGCCCTTTATGCCCCAGACATGGCGGGACCATCTGTCGCGACAGAACCCATAGACCTTCTGCGTGTAGCTGCCGCCCGTGTCGAGGCAGGCGGCATGAATGCCCATTTCCTTTTCCAGAAACGAATGCCGGTATTTTGTCTGTAGCACCTCGTCAAGCCGCTTCCACATATCTGGCGCCGACGGGTCGCCGCGGATCACAATGTAATCCAGCGACCACGATTCCTCATTTACACCCCAGCCCGTCACCTCGATTTCGAAACGATCATCCTGGAAGTCGACGCCAGCGGTGACAACAGCAACTCCAGCCGGCAATTCATCGCCCCAGCTCGCCTTGCGACTTTCAAGCGCCGCCTCGTCGACGCGCTCGCCCTGTTCTTCCCAAGTCTCACCGAGCGACGTGTTGACGAATGTCTTGAGCGACTCAGGCCCGCCGCGCTTCGCCTCAACAAAGTTGACTGCCATGTCACCAAGCCGGACCCATGACGAAATGATTTCATTGGTATGGAACCCAGCAATCCCGGCGAACGGGGCCGATGCGCGCCACCCGCCTCCGTATTGCGGCGCTGTCTTGATCGCGGCCCACCGTTCAACATCGCTCCAATGGTGCCCGCAGACCTCCCCCGTTTCGGGATCGTGTTCGCCGCACTCATAGTAAGCCGCGGCGGGATCGCCAGCGGGCCATTTTACCTGCCCCCATATAAGCACCTGCGGCGCGCGACACTTCGGGCATGGCACCCAATATCGGCGCTGATCGGATTCCTCATAGGCCCGTTCGATGCGACTATGCCCTTTGATTGTCGGAGTCGATGTCAGCAAAATCTTGCGGTTCCAAAAAGTCGTCGTGCGCTTCCGCGCCAGCGAAACCGGGTCGCCTTCCGCGCCGGCCGAAACCGGGTAACGGTCAACTTCATCCATCAAGGCATTTCTAACCGGGCGCGATGCAAGCGATGCCGGACTATTTGCGCCGGCCATCGTGATATGGCCACCGGGAAAAACCTTGTGCAATATCGTCGAAGCTGTGCCGGTTGTTATGCGGCCATCTTGCACCCGCTCCGCCAGCGCATCACATTCGCGCACCATCGGGGCCAAACGATCTTTCGAAAAAGCCTGCGCCATGTCGATTGTGGGCTGCACCAAAAGCATCGGTGCGGGATCGTGGTGAATATAATATCCGCAGACATTCAAAAGAAATTCGGTGTTGTGCGTCGGGATCATGCCGCGCCCCGCCAAATAAAGATGTGAGTGGGAATCCACCTCGATGCAGCGCACAGGCACAGAATCTACTCTCTGCACAGAAACAATCCGACGGCGCTCCGTCTCCGTTGTCCGGCATCCGGCGCGAGCCTTTTGACGCTCCAGTTTTCGGCGCAGCCTGAACATTGGCTTATCGGCATAAGCGAGAAACGAAAATCTATGTGCGGGCTTTCCCTGCACAATCACGCCCTTATATTTGCACCGCGCTGATTTAATTGAACTTGTGAATTTTATTCCCAACCCAGCGAGAAGATCGGAAAATCCATAAGCAATAGCATTTGATGTTGTGACAAATTCACATCGGCCACGCGCATCAACATAGCCGTCCGTATCCATTAACCCTTGTAGCAATGCGGTACGCTGGCCGATTGACCCGCGGAGATATTCAGGCGGAATGTGCTTATTGTTTATGACGCCAAGATTTCTTAAAATTTCGGATACAGGAATCGAGCGTGCGCAAATTTTATCAATAGCGCGGCCGCGCTGATAATGTTGCGAAGCCTGACGGGCACATTCGGCGCAATATCCCGACTTGGTCCTTCCGGACTCGCTTAGAATGTGACCGCGCCGACATACCTTGCGGTCACTAAATGCCGCGTCCAATCTGACCGTGAATGTTTTTTCACCAGCAACAATGGATGGTGAGCCGCCATCGTCCAAAAGATTTTGCAGCATATTCTCGATGTCTTCGGAGCCGACAGTTATTTGCGCACTAGCTGAATTTCCATCACCAAGCCACACCCCAAATGTATATGGATTTAAGGTGAATTCCCGTTCAGGCAACAAAAGCGGGTCGCTTACTGGAACAGCATATCGATTCCGCTTTCCATCTCTATACGTTGCCGCCATCTGCTCTGTTGTAAGGATTCCAGATTTGCTGCCTGCACCGTGCCACGGCTTCCCTTGAATCAGCGGAGTGTTTGATTCCACAAACCACTGATGCTCAGCATCGGCAACAATCTTTTGGCCATCTGAAAAAACAACATCATAACAGACCCGACCACGCATAACGTCCGTGGCGCGAAGCACAGTGCATGGCTGCCCAGACTCATCAAACACCATATCGCCGGGGCACAATTCGCCCATCGATGTCCAGCCATTGGGAGTCGGAATTTCAGTGTCGAGCGCCAACGCCTTGCCGACCTGCGCAGAACTCATCCAAACCACGGTTTTAACCAGCGGGTCACACACAGCATCCATGATGCCGCGGGAATACTCCGCCCGGTCCGTGCGCCACCGGCCAGGCTCCGCCGACGCCTCGCTCGACAGCACGCGGTTTTTGTCCGCCCATTGCGAAACCGTCAGCCGCGGCGGCGGCCGGATCGCGTCGGCATAGGCCACAATCAATACGGCATCAAATGCCGATTGTGATTCCGACCAATCATCGCCTGATTTTTTATTCGCCTTCGGCATCATTGCCACCGGCTTCGCGGGACAATTCGTCGAGCCCTTCCCGGATCATGTCTTCAATCGCGGCGCGGGACTCCTCGATGTCGGTCATCACGACAAGAACTGGCGCTAGCTTCGTCGGCAGGGCCAACATCTTCGCGCGGGTCGCGGCCACCCGCTTCGCAAATTCTTTCACCGCATATTCGATCGGCACGACTTCGCCACGCGCCTGCGCGACCTCGATTTCTTTTAGGTCGGCTTCGGCTGTCGTCTTGCGCGCCTTTTCCGATTCGTGATCAAGCCGCTTGCCACCCGTGGGCAGGGCCCCGGCCTTGTGCGATACAAGCCACGAAATCACCGACGCCGTATTGTATTCATTGGCAACGCCCTTCCCGCCCTTCTTCTCGACCGGCATGCCGCGCTGCTCATAGTCGGCAATGGTCGGGGCCGAACACCCAAGGATGTGCAGCAAGTCTTGGCGGTTGACGATTTTGCCAGATCCCTTACGCGCCATAATTCACGTATGCCCTGCGGCCGGATCGGCGGCGATGCTTGGGAATATGCGGCACGTTGCAAACCGCATGATGGGCCGCACAATAAGGCTGGCCCTCGCCACGAACCACGGATCGGCAGAAGTGAAACCCAGCAATGCCAGGCACACCGACCGGGAACTTGCATTCACCGACCTCCAATTCAAGCACGGCGGCCGCGGTATTGATTGGCAGCGGTCCGGCCCTCTTGATGGGCGGCAAGTCTGTGACAGTCATCGGCTCGTATTCTGGGCGGGGGGCCCCGACGTGCTGTCTTGCGCGCGGAACACTCCGCGGTGATGGCTTCGGCTTCGCGCGGCGCTCAACATTCCGAGCCTGCGCCGCACCGCCGCTTTTCCCCTTCAATTGGATGCCCATGCGAAACAATCGACCACATACTGCCGACCGAGATTTGCCGACAGCGCGGCCAATTTTTGCCGCAGATTCCCCAGCTTCCGCCATCGTTACGGCTCGCTTGACCATGTCTTCGGTCCAGTTATTTTGCCCCTCAGAATAGGCCAATTAAAAATACCCTTTAGTTTCAATGATTTATGAACAAAACCTATGCGCTGCCGCGCGGTACCCGCCTCCCCCAACGGCCCCGGAAGAACCTAATGCCCCCCGGTCCCTGCCCCTGTCATCGCCCAAGGTGTGCCGCCTTCCAGTTGCGAGAGAAGTTTGACACAATCTTTGCGCGCGCTGATTGTTGCACAGAGCGATGTAATGACAGTTTTGGTTTGATGGTTTGGCGCTTGATACCCGCATACATGAGGGTCAAGCCGTTGATGCCACGCTTGAAGACAGCGATGCCACCATTCTTCGATTTTGTGACAAAGGCATACTTGTCGCCAAGCACGGCCGCCGGGCTTAATCGCTTAGGAATGCGGCTGGCCTTTGTTTTCCGTGCCGCCTTTGGGATATAGCGATACTTCGACGTCTTGGGTTGGCGCATGCTATTAGCTTCGGCAAGCTGGTCAGCCATGAACCAGTCTTTCGAGCCCACCTCGGATTGCATATGGTCAAAGCCATCACCTTTTCGTGCCGAAACGATGCGGATGCCCTTAGAGGCCCAAGGCGAACGCAGGGTTAGCTTTGCTGCCATTTGGACCCGAAGATGGGCCTGCCCGTCCTTAGCCGTGTCTGTGAGCGTCTTTGCCATGACAAAAGGCAATTGGTCCTTCGTCGTCCGCTCGATGTTGCGAAGGAAGGATTGCAGGTCTGGTGTAAGAATCGGGCTGTTCATAGCGTAAAATCTGACGAAATAAACGAGTTACAGCAAGCGTAACTTTTTTTTCGTTTAATATCAGATGGTTAGCCGATTGAGTTACATTCCGCATACTGACGTAACTCGCCTTTGTAACTCAAATTTCTCAATGATTTCAGTCTCTTATATATATATCCCTATAAAAAGTTACATTTATATATATAGACACATATACGCGCATGACTTTTTTTATTTTTTTTAGTAATTGAAAATAAAAAAATAAAAAAACTTATTTCTATATAAGGGTGTGCTTTCTGGAAAAAGCGTAACTTTTGTAACTCCGCTCGTAAGCCCATGATCTTAAAGGCAAAGTGTGGGATACATGGCTGTAACTCCGCTGTGACTCGCGGGGCAAAACGTAACTCATTTGGGATATTGTGGGCAAAAGCAGGCGCTGGACATGCGCGGGAATTGATTTTTGCTATTTTTTTAATTGCTCAGCGCTATTTATTTAATAGCAGACGCCTATAATTATAGATGCAATTTGAATTTAGTTTAATTCGGGAAAATGGAAAAATATGGCCTGAATTGATTTCGTAAAATCGAAATAATTAATTCCGGCATATTTTCCGATTAAAAAAATAGGCCGAGAAATATATTCTGGCCTATTTTTCTGAATTAAAAATTGGCTTGGATATTGGCTGCGGCTATTTAATTCGCCTTTTCGACGCTGACTTCTAATATCTTGTCGGCCTTTGCATCATAGATGCAGGCGAATCGCATCGGGATCGTGGCGTTGAATCCATTCTTGAAGCCGACGCCGTGCCCAAATAGAGCGATTGTGGATGTTGCTGTGTCGTAAGCGGCGATGGTCGAATAGCGTTCCGAGTAGGATTTCCAGACCGCTTCTAGTTTGGCGTGTTTTGAAACGGCGGACTCACAGGCGGTGCGGGCTTCGACTTCAAACGTCTTTACGAGGCATGGGGCCGACACGAGGCAGGCGGCGCGGTCGGCTTCGGCAGCAGCGTCAGAATCCTCGAAATATTGGTGCGACATCAGGATTGTTATTGGGATCAAGGCAAGCGCGCCCACACATAACGCTAAATACTTACCCGCACGACGCCATGAGCGCACCGCCGCCGCGCGGGCAAAAATGGCGATAAAGACAAACGCCGCGATGATTGCGGCCAAAATGATGACGTAAGGCATTACAA